GGCGGCACTGGTGCAGGCGCTGTAAGTGTCAAAGGTGTTGCTTTTCCTAAGTACGGCTGATGGCATTAGCTGATTTTCTAACAGATGATCTTGGGGTCTTCCTTGATGATCCTTTTGCTGTGTCTGCAACGTCAGGCTCTACAACAGCAAATGTTTTGTTGGATCAGCCCAGTCAAGTCTTGGCTGGTGACATGGTGTTGAATACCGACTACCAAATCACCGCTAAGGCTTCTGACTTTGGAACTCTTACGGGGGGCACCAGTATCACCGTTGATTCTGTTGCCTATACCGTTCGCGAAACTCGTTTGATTGATGACGGGTTGCTTTGTGAAATCTCGCTGCAGAAAACATGACGACACTGCGCGAAAGCATTCTTGAAGACATCATGAGCAGCTTGAGCGGCACCACAGGCGTGGGCGCTCGGATTTATCGCAGCCGTGTTGTCCCATTGCAGCGCGGCGAAAGCCCTGCATTGGTCGTTGAACCTGTAAGTGATACGCCAGAACAAAACACAAGTTTGCCAACGTTGGATTGGTCGCTTTTGGTCCGCGTTTCTGTCATTGTTCGCGGCGAAAAACCTGATGAAGTTGCAGATCCAATAGTTGAAAGCCTGCACAGCAAAATCATGGCTGATTTAACTCTTGGCGGTTATGCAATTGACGTTCAACCGCAGGGCGTGAGCTTTCAGATGGTTGACGCTGACCAGCCTGCCGGAATAATTGGATGCGATTATCTTGTCAGATATAGAACTCAAATAGCTGATCTCACCCAAGGCCCTTAAGATGGAAAATGAAAACAAAGGTCAAGGCGGGTCTTTCCTTCTTGACCCTAAAACCGGCAAAAGAAAGCTCATCGAGCGGACCGAGCCAGCGCCCACACCCGCACCTTTGCTTGAGGACTTGACCGATGAGCCTAAAGACCCGCAAACGCCTACTAAGGTCAAAGATTGAATCAAGTTATGGCACTGACCCAACTCCTGCGGGTTCAGATGCTGTTTTGGTTCGTTCGTTAGAGATTACCCCGCTTCAGTCTGACGCTGTTGAAAGGGAGTTAATCCGCCCTTATTTTGGCAACTTTGAACAGCTGCTAGCCAATCAGCATGTTGAAATCACGTTTGAGGTTGAACTAGCGGGATCTGGCACGGCGGGAACTGCTCCAAAATGGGGGCCGATTTTCCGCTCTTGCGGAATGGGTGAAACCATTGTTGCCTCCACATCGGTTGCTTATGCACCGGTAAGCGCCAGCCTCGAAAGTTGCACGCTTTATTTTGACAATGACGGAGTGCTCCACAAGCTCACCGGCTGTCGTGGCACTTACACCATGACTTGCGAGGTCAATGCAATCCCTGTGATTAGTTTCACGATGATGGGGATTTACAACGCTCCGACAGACACTGCTCTGCCGACTGCAACATACACAAACCAAGCGTCCCCGTTGTTGTTCCGCACTGGCAACACCAGCAGTTTCTCAATTTTTAGCTATAGCGGGATCTTGCAATCTATTAGCCTTGATCTGGCTAATGAGACGATTTACCGTGAGCTGATCGGCGGAACCAAAGAGGTTCTAATCACTGACCGGAAGCCAGCGGGTGAAGTTGTTGTTGAGGCGGTGAGCCTTGCAACTCATGATTTCTTCACTGATTCAACAGGTACAGCAACCGGCACTCTGTCATTTACACACGGCACAAGTGCTGGCAACATTGTTGCATTCAGCTCACCACAGACTGACTTAGGCGCCCCGGCTTATTCGGATCAGGATGGCATTCAGATGATCACCCTGCCTTATACATCCACGCCATCGTCAGGCAATGATGAGCTGAGCTTCACCTTCACCTGATCTATATGGCTTTTGTCCTCAAGCAATCAGACTCTTACAGCTGGCCGGTCACCCTCATCATTCCTGTTGATGGTGGTCGGCGTGAAAAGCACACGTTTGACGCTGAATTTAAACGCTTGCCTCAAACTCGAATTAATGAGATTGTGCGGCAAGCGAAAGGAATCAGCGAAGGCAACTCTGATGAGTCTGCAATGCTTGAGGATCAATCAGCCTGTGCTGAGATTCTTGTTGGTTGGTCAAATGTTATTGATGACAGCGGCGAGCAAATCCCCTTTAGTGCCAAGGCACTTAATCAACTTTTAGAATTGCCAACCATTGCGGCGCAAATTATCCGGGCATGGTCTGAAAGCCTTGAGGTTGCAAAAAGAAAAAACTGATCAGCGCTGTTGAACATTGGTTCAAAGGTGACAGCAGCGCAAATGATGAACTAAGAAGAGACGCGGAACGCTTAAACATAGATCTGCCAGATTCAGCTTTTAAAGTCGATCACTTTGAGGTTTGGCCTGAGAATGTTGAATCTTTGTCGATGTTCATACGTTGTCAAACCCAGTGGAGGGCTGGCCCCAATGGAATTATTGGGTTGGATTATTCAGTAGTCCTGGAGCTGTGCAGGCTTTATGATGTAGAGAACAAGCCCGCCATGCTGGAAGACCTGCAAATTATGGAAGGCCACGCGCTGGGATTAATTGCAGAGTCTGCAGAAAAGCAGCAAAAAGCCGCACAACGCAAGGGGAAACGCTGAATCATGGCAATGAACCTTGAGACCGTCCTAAAGATCAGAGCTGATGTAACTGGCGACAATGAAATAAAAGGCTTGAATGACAAGCTGAAAAAATCGGCTACCAACGCAGGAAGTGCTGCAACTGGTTTTAATAAACTTAAAGCTTCTGCCAGTGGTGCTATTGGAGCAATGCGCGGGCTGTTGCCCGTCATTGGCGTCGCAGGGCTTGCGGCGTTCGCCAAAAGCAATTTGGACGCTGCTGATGCAATGTCGAAGCTTTCAGATCGTACCGGGATTGCAGCCCCGAGACTTGATCAATTCCGCAAAGTTGCGGAGTTAAGTGACACAAGCATTGAAAGCCTAGGCCGAGCTTTCCCGGCGTTGACTGCAAACATGGACACAGCAGCGCAAAAAGCGAAAGGGCCAGCTTTTGAAGCATTTGAAAGGCTTGGTGTTTCCGTCAAAGATGTTGACGGTGGGCTTAGAGATGCTGACGCTGTGATGCTCGACGTTGCAGACAAATTTTCGACCATGGCGAATGGAGCCGAAAAGTCTGCATTGGCTTCTGATCTTTTTGGATCAAAGCTTGGGTCTGAACTTATCCCGCTTTTAAATAGTGGCGGCGAAGCCGTTCGGGATATGGGCACAGCATTGACGCAAGAATTTGCGGATGATGCTGCGGCATTTAATGACAAGATCGAAGACATGCAAGAAAAATTCGGTGATCTTGCTTTGGAACTGACAAAAGCTCTCTTGCCTGTGCTTGAGAATTTAGTTGGATTCCTTGGGGAGGCAATTAATGTGTTCACAGGGTTGCCGGGTCCGGTTCAAAATTTCATCTTGGCATTCGGTGGCCTTGCTGCTGTTGCCGCAGTCTTTGCCCCGCTCGTGCTTGCCATCACTTCATTAGGCCCGGCAGTTGCGGCGGTTGCTGCTGCAGCTGGGCCAGTGTTAACGGGGATTGTTGCTTTGTTAACTGGCCCTGTGGGGCTTGCAATTGCAATTGGTGCAGTGCTGGCCGCTGTTTATATCTTCAGGGATGACATTGGCGCGTTTTTTGTGGCGCTTGGCGAGCAAATAGCAGGCTTTGTGGGTACGCTTTACGATATTTTTGTCCAACCATTTGTTGATACTTTTAATGAAGTGGTGGCTTTGATTTCTGACGCTTGGGCCAGCGTTTCAGATCTTTTGCTTTCTCCTTTCAGTTCTTTTATTGAATTATTGCGTGATGAGTTTATAACCCCATTGATTGATTTTTTGACTGGGGCAACGGACACCTTAGGCGGGTCTTGGGCGGCTCTTGGTGAAATTCTTGCAGCGCCATTTAAAACCACTTTAGAGTTTGTTGATTCTAATTTTGTTAAACCAATATTATCTGCAATCTCAAGTGCTGTTGATAGCTTAAAGCAGTTTTGGGGAAACCTTACAGAAGGGCTTAAAAGACCTTTCCAAGATGCTTTTAATTTCATAAATGATAATTTTGCTGAACCAGTAAAAGGCATTATTGAGGCTGCTACCATCTTTGTAATTGACAGCTGGCAGGCAGTACAGGAAGGTCTCACAGCACCATTTACAGCAGCGGCGGAAATCATAAAAGGTGTTTTAAATTCTGTTATTGGTTCAGTCGAAAACACAATTAATTCAGTCATCAAATCAGTCAACAGCTTGATTCGTGGGGTTAACAGCATCGCCGGAGCTGTTGGGTTGCCTGCGATACGCACAATCAAAACAGTCAACCTCCCGCGCTTTGCTGATGGTGGCGTTGTTAATGGGCCGACAATGGCAATTGTTGGGGAGGGTGGCCAGCCGGAGTACATCATCCCGGCAAGCAAAGCCGATGGTTTCGCGGCGAATTGGATGTCTGGGATTCGTGGCCCTGCTGCTATTCCTAGGTTCGCCGAGGGTGGAATGGTGGCACCTTCAAACGCTAACGTGAGCATTCAGACTGGTCCAGTCACCCAGATGAATGGCAGCAATTACGTAACAACGCAAGACATGAGCGCCGCGGTTCAGGCTGGCGTTAAGCAAACGCTTGACCTTATCCGACGGGACGGAAACGTTAGATCAAGTCTAGGGATTGCGTAATGGCTAATTTCGACATTATGTGTTTTCTTGAATATTACGCTGATCGATCTAGCTTGGTTGATGGCAGCGGCAACCGTACACCGACGCGGCAATGGCAGAACTTTTTTCAAGCTCCACAAACTCTTGCTGTTGATTCAAAAGCGACAGGAGAATATGGTTATTTACCGTTTGAAATTAGTGGGTTTGGCTCCACTGAAGCCAAGCAAATAAACGACTTGACAGTAAACGTTGCGGCTTATGCGGACATTGTTGACATAAGTGAACAGGCTGTAGGGTCTGAAAATTTTATATTGGCGGGCCTTTACATCCAGCCCCCTGGGCTTGATTCGTTTGATGCAAGCAATGCCCAACTGATCGCACGTTATGCCGGGAGCATTGAAGGGGTTGCCGCTACTGATTCGGCTATTGACTGGACTATAAACCCGGCCATCAGTAAGATTGACGCACAAGTCCCCAGTAAAAAAATCACCTCGGGAATGACGCAAACCCCTCTTTTCACCGGTTATGCCTAGCAATTCACGATTGGTGGCAGAATGTTCAATTAAATGCGTCAATGGTTCGATTGTTGATGGCGTAAAGGTTTACCGGGATTCAAGCGGCTGCAGGTATATTGATTTAGACGGCAATTCTCATCAGATGGCAGAAATTTTAAAGGCCAAGCTTTTTGTCGGCGCACAAGAATTAACCAAAGACTTTTTTAATAACTCCTCAGAGGGCTGAATTAATGGCTAGTGCTAGCTTCCCCTACAATTTCGCGTCTGGCCGTTCTGGGTTGCCGATCAAAGCTCCTGTTGCTGCGCGTCAAACAGCAAAAGACACAAATACAGAAAACAGCCAAAAGCCCTCACCTGAGATTGGCAGGCCGCAAACAAACGCAACCGGCGGCGACACTCTGCCTATTGTTTTTGCAAAAAAAGCAACAACGTGTGGGACTGGTGGGGTTTGGATTCAGCCGCAAATAATTAAAAAAGGAACATGGGAGGGCAAAAGCCAATATTTGTTGGCGGTATCTCAGGGAAACTTGGCGTCTGTTCCAACGCCGTCTTTAACTTTCCATGGTGGAAGCCGGTTAGCAAGTGACCAAGGTGACAAATCAGTGACTAAATATTACAAAACAAATGCAGAATTAACCACAAACAAATTAGATTGCCCGATTGGAGGCGATAGTTTTGACTGCAGACCAGATGTTGTAACTGTTGTTCTTGAGCTTTCTGTTGGCAATGCTAGAAGCTTTAAGAGCTTTGACGTTCCACAAGGTTGGTATTCTCAAGGGATTTTGTCAGTGCATGGATCAGGCGACATTACAAACACAGAGATTGAAATGCCAGGCACTGGCCTAGTTGTTATTGATGACGACAGCGGCGATGATATGACAACTGAATGGTGGGCGGCAAGACCCGCAACGCCTGCCGGCACCACGTTTAGTCGGAACAACGCGGGCGCTGGTTTTGCTACCCCGTGCTTGCCAGCTGGTTTCGTTGATGATCCCTTCCCCCCTGATCCTTTCCTGTCTGAAGCGTGGGACGATGTCCCCGGCTACACAGGGAACAGAACTTATATTTACAACAATATTTCAATTAATAATCAAGCTGACCCGACTGTTGCCGCAACAAATGGCACATTAGATTTTAATCGATGGGAATACAAATTAAGCAAAGTTGCAGATCCAAGCAACCCGCCAACAACGGACCCAATTACAAGCCAGCCAACAGACTATACGGCGTTTGCGGATACAACATTTTTAGAAGTTGAAGGCGATCTTGAACGATACGATCCATCCATTGCGGGTGATATTAACCCCCACAATGATCAAATTTCTATATTTATTGAGCAAGGTATAAAGGTCAGCTTATTTAGCGAAGGAACGCCCACTGTTAGCGGGGCATCCAACAAGTTTGTTGATTTGATGATGTTCTTTTTTCAACTGCTAAAAAGACAAGATCCGGCTTCAGTGACAACGCTGGGCCAAGCCGTAGAAATTAGCAACTTACAAGCTTTGGCAACATTTGAAAACAACTATAAACTATGGTTTAATGGTGTCATTGAGCAGCAGGTTAATATTATTGACTATGTTTCCACTGTTTCTGAATTTTTCTTAATGCGGTTTATTTCTAGAAATGGAATTTATGGATTGCAACCATTATTGCCATTGAATGGCAGCAATCAGATTGATGTGACCGCTTTAACGCCAACCGCTACTTTTACGGATAGCGACATCTTACAGGGTAGTTTTGCTAAACAGTTTATTGATAACAATGAGCGGCGTGATGTGAACGCGACTGTCGCGTGGAACTATACGACATGTGAGGAGCTTGGTTATGAGAATTCAACCATTGTTCGTTATGCAACGACTGCAATTGATGCGCCATTGATGCAATTTGACATGACTGATTTTTGCACGCTTATTGATCACGCTATTTTGTACGCAAAGTATTTCTTAGCAAAGCGTCGTCATTCAACGCACTCAATCGGGTTCCAAGTTCCGCTTTTAACGTCTGAACTTATCCCAACACAGATCATTAAAGTTGTCCGACAGCGCGTGACTAGCAGAGGCGACAACAGAACCGAGACCGAATGGTATCAAGTAACAGAGGTGAAGCATTCAACCAATGGGATCAGCACGATTCAGGCGGCTCATTTTCCGGTAAATGGCAGCAGCATTTCAAAAATCAGCGATGATGTAGTCAACGGATCATTTACCGTGGCGTGATGGCTGATTTTCCAACGCTAGAGCCAATGACCCGAGCCTTAGTGCTTGGCGATTATCCGCAATTGGTTTACACCGGGTCAAGCGGCGGGGAAGTCCGGTTTAAACAAGGAAGCGATCGGGTTTTGCAATTCCTGAGCCTTGGCTATGAATTTTTAACTGAAGCTCAGGCAAAGCTCATTCTTGATCATTTTGAAACTCAGCAAGGGAGCTTGATTGCTTTCGACCTGCCGTCAATCATTTGGTCTGGGTATACAACCCCACCAGTGAGTTCGACAGAGTATAAGTGGAAGTATCGCTCGGGCTTTCAAGTTGGGAATGCGGGCTCATTGAGTTACAACATCATGATTGAACTTGAAACAATGCCAATTTAATTATGACTTTCCCTAGCTTGGTGCCATCAGTCAGGAGCTTTACGCCTGGCAACATCCCACAAACAAATCAAACAAGCTTGAACGGAATTGTGACAGGTTTCCGCCGTGGCAATCGAAGAACACAGCAAACGTTGTCGTTGAGTTTCACCAATTTGAACGAAACTCAGGTCAACCTGATCAAGTCGCATTACATCGACCGCCAAGGAACGTTTGATGTTTTTCATCTTTCAAGTGAAGTCTGGAGCGGCTACACAACGCCACCGATCCCATTGCTGAGCGATTACGCTTGGCGATATAGCGCCGCGCCGTCAATTTCTGATGGTGTCGTTGGTCGCTGGGGTATTGAGGTTCAGCTGGTGTCTTATGCGATCGATACAGGAGATTTGTTATTTGATGCTGGGACTGCTAGCGCAACCCCTGCCAGAACTTACACTTTGAACGCAGGCAGCGCATCGGCGACACCCGCTAGGGCTTACATCATCAACCCAATTTCAGCATCATGACAATCGAACTTACGGCCCTTCAGCAGCAACGTCGTGATACTGCTGCAAATTGGACAAGTGCCAATCCAACTTTGTTGACCGGAGAGATTGGCTATGAAACAGACACGGGCAAATTTAAAATTGGCAACGGTTCAACTGTTTGGACAGGTTTGGCATACCTGCCAATTCCTGACAACAATGGATTAATTCCAGCAAGTCAGCTGTTGTTACCGCTTGGCAGTGCCTCAGCTCCGTCGCTTGCGTTCGCATTTGATACAAACACAGGCATTTTCTCGCCTCCTGATGCTCTTGGGCTCTACGGGGAGCACGTAGCAATCACAACGGCTGGAACGCAGCGCGTTGTTGTTGACAGCTCGGGCAAAGTTGGGATTGGAATAACGCCACAACGTGACTTACATATTCATAAT